GGTCGCGTTCGAATTCGTAGTCACCACCGTTGCCGCAATATACTACGATTTCTTCTATCATTTAATCTTCTTAACCTTTTGCATCATCCAGCGATTCTGTTCTGCAATATTAGCTAACTTGTTTTCCAGCTTTTCAATCCTAGCTTCTAGCTTTTTAACATATTTAGGGTCTGCTAACTTTACGCTTTTACCGTCGATGGTTACTTCTTTTACTGCTTCATTGAGTACTGCTACTTCCATTACTGGTTTAGCTGTTGCGGTACGCTTGGGCATGGGCTTGTTATATTGTCCTGCGTTCATATTCCTGCCTTATCAAATGTTTGTTCAATCCACTCTGTGTCTTGCTTATTACGTGCTAGTCTGAACTGCCAATACTTTGGCTCAATGTTTTCTGCGACCAGCATTATTTGTTCTTCTGTTAGTCTGTCTACAAGTCTCTGTCCAGCACTACTTCCGTAGATGATCCATGGACTAATTCTGCCTGTGATGATCCACTGTGTAGCTTGATTGGTGTTAACTAGATCAAAGAACTCTGTCCACGGATGTCCAGTTTGTTCGCTCCAGTTTTGCATTAACAAAATAACACGCTCTGCGGCTCTATCAACAGATTCTTTTTTGTTGTTTTCCCTAACGTACATTTCATATACGTAGTTCTTGCACCAGTCATCTATCTTAACTGCATTACGAAATACAAAGTCAGCAAAGCCATCTAAGTCATATGGGCTCAAGTCAATACAATGCCTGGCAAACTTTAAGAAGCTGGTGTAGAACTTGTTGTCAATAAAATCGTCATAGGTCTTTTGCTTCTTGCTTGTGGGTGTTGTGAACTTGTAAAACTTCAACCATATGTTAAATGCAATACGGTTGGCTTTATCATGTTCGCCCATCTTCCTACGCTTTTTCTCACACATGTGAGTCATTAGTGTAGATTCTCTTGCAAATGACTTTTTACAATACTTACACTGATGCATTAAAACAATTCTTTAATCTGTTTAGGGTCTATGTTTAATTGTTTAGCTAAGTCTTTGAACGCATCTTTACTGTTAACTGCAATTAGCAAGTCAATCTCATCATTGCTTAAATGCGGGAATTGTTCAATTAGCCAAGTCTGTAGCTTATTCTTGGTTGCACGTTTAGGTGGCTTAACAAAGGGATGGATAACACTCTTGCCAATGCCCACAGTACGCAAACACAGCCAATGGAGCTCTTTGTGTTCCTTAATACTGATAGCACCAAAGTTTCTGTTAACAAAGTCATTGGTACATAGCAAGTAATGTTCTTTAATGCCTTGGGTGCCGTCGACACTACTGCAAAAGCGCATGGCCATCCACGGCTCAAAGTCTTTCTTTTGCTCGTCGTCTAAGTTGTCAAACCAATCTGCTTGGCGCCTGTCCATAGCACCAAGCATTGAAGTTAAATTAATCTTGTGATCTTTTGTAGTAGCCATACTGTATTATACTAGAATAACTTATGCAGTTCAAGTATTTCAGGTAGCTTCTGTGTCTCTTTGACAAAATACGCACAAGGTGGATTCGGTCCATCACACAAAGGCACCGTTAGTAAATGTCCATACTTGAGCTTAGGGAAGTACCATTTAATCTCTGGATAAACGTTTACGATCTCTACCGTTTCAAATTTAGGCATGTAAGCAGTAAACGGATTAAGTACGAATGCTTTAAAGCCCCTGTCGTTCAAACTCATGATTGGAACAATCTCTGGCTCACCTACTTCAGGCTCTCCGATGATAATGCTCCAGTCCAGGGGCATTTGAAATTGGTGTTGTCCTATACGCATAACTGCACTAGGTGCGTTGAAACTTTCCAGGAACACCAATGGCACAAACAAGTAGTCTACATTGTTAGGGTCGCTGTAATCCAAGACCCCGTATCGCAAGTCGTCTATCTCATCTGGCAAGTTGTTCATATCAAACAACTCGTTGTCTATTGTTAAAATTCTACTCATTTATATTGTACTTTTTCGATAACGTAAGGATACTTGGCCTCTTGGTAGTATTTTTTCCTGACAGTTAGGTGACGCTTGGCAAACTTTGCGCTGGAAGTTATGTCCCAGATCTGGACGAAGTCTTTATCTTCCGCTTTCCTAATACCTCGCCCAATACTCTGTATAACTCGGACAAAGCTCTTTCCGGGCTCCAAAAGAACCAGATTAAAAATACGAGGGATATTAATACCCACAGCGGCCACACCATAAGTCGCCACAATAATCTTATTAGTAGCTGTTTTAACTTCGTCATATTCGGACTTTCTATTCTTAGAATTCATTGTGCCGCTGACAAACACACTATCTTCTAGTTGCTCAACTAGCATTTCTCCTGACTTAACCCTGTCCACTAACACTAACACGTTGCCGCTTTCGCTGATCTTTTGAATCAGCGTAGCAAGGTAGTTAATGCGTTTGCCATTTGTGGTAAGGTATGTTAGTTCTTCTTGGTATGTTGGATACTCTACTGTGTCTTGTAACTGCACAATGTTTACATGACACTCTGCTAATACGCCTTGCTCTTGCAATTGGCTAGCACTTAGATGGTGTATAACATCCCCAATGCTGGCAGTTAAGGTAATACGTTCATGGTCTGCTTTTGGTACTGTTCCAGTCAAACCCCAGCGAATAGGACACTTGGCAAAAGCACCAGTAAGTAGCTTTTTAAGCACATCTGCCTTGGCCATGTGAACTTCGTCGACAATAACTGCAACAATGCCTTCTGCGAATTCATCTAAGCTCAGTTCACTAGTACCTTCAGCATAGCGTTTTTCCAAGCTCATTAGACTTTGCCAAGTTGCAATAGTATGCGTTTTGCCTAGGTCTTTCCTATCACCAAAGTAAACACCAACGTCTAAACCTAAGTTGATATAATCTTCTTCTGTTTGACGTACCAAGTCTTTGTTAGGAACAATGACAATACTACGGCCATATGGTTCAACCATTGTACTCATAGTTGCTGTCATAATGGTCTTGCCAGCGCCTGTAGCTACTTCCTGAATACATTGTAGATTGGTTGCAAAGTTGTTGCAAATTTCTACTTGGTAGTCACGTAGCTCAATTGGCTGACCTTCCTTAACGTGCCCAATGGGCCACACTTTGCCTTCATGGAACTGTTCAGTAACTGTGGCAAATTTAAAATCATGACTAGGTCTATCGTCCTGTATCTCTACAGCATAGCCTTCGTCAATTATTGTAGGTAGTATTTGATCAAGTAAGTTTAAATAGGTAGCGCCGGATAAGCTAAAAAAGCCTACGCATCCATCCCAGCGGCCTAGCTTATATGCTGGAGTGTGGTATGCGTGTGGTTGGAAGAACTTTAACTTCTTCTCTAAGTCTCTTCTTGTGCCTGGATCTAGTCCATGTATTTTTACGTTTACTTCATCTTTAATCTGTATTACGCAATTAGTCATATTTACTAGTATACACGTTTCGTTTTAAAGAAGCAAGAGTGTGTATAGTATATATGCGTTTTCGCCTATTTTTTGTCAACCTATTTTTACCAAAGTCAAAAAAAGAGCCCCTAAGGGCTCTGTAAATCTACCACCACTGCAAAAACTAATTAAGCATGACGCTTGAGTACTGTAATCTCTGCAAGACGTTGCCAACCCATGGGCTTCATCTTTGCAAGGTCTGCAACTTTGAGCACGGTACGCAGGCTCAGCTCGCGAAGTGCATCGCGCTTCTCCCAAACCCAATCTACCACACTTGCCTTTTCTTCTTCAGTGAAGTCGTATTTGTCGAGCATACCGTCTTGAATGATTTGCTTAATACGCAAGAGCTTGTCGCGGGGAGTATCCAGCGTCAGGTCCAAATAGTGGCAACGGCTTTCCAATGCGTCCAAGTGATCCTTGAGCTTTTGGCTACGAACGTGTTCGAACTTGATGTTGGTAATGAAAATAACAGTGCCGCGGAATTCGAAACGATCCGGCACACCTTCACGGCGCAACATGCTAGAGTCAGTGTTCCAAGAAATAGTACGCTTGCTACCAGAGTCCAATGCGGCTTTCAAAATGTTCAGGGACAAGTCGTCCAGCAAAATGCTGTCACAGTCGTCAAACACAAGAACGCTACCGCTGTCTGCATAGCTAAACAGTTTGCAATACAGACCAATTGCACTCATTGCACCCTTAACAACTTCGAAACGCTGACGCTTGTTAGCAATTTTGTCAAACAATGCGTTCTGCTCGAGAATACGTTCAACGCCGTAGCTCTTACCAACACCGGGAGGGCCACTAACAATCATTGCACGAACGGTACCGTCCACACTTGCTTGGGTCATCTCGTCCAAAATAGCAAAGCGGTCACGGATGCGTTCAATAACTTGCTCGTCAGTTTCTTGCACTTTGGGTTCGGGATCGTTCCCAGCAACTGCACCTGCAAACTCGTTGGCACCTTCGACAATTTCGTAGTCCTTAATACCATCTACCTTAACACGGATCTGCTTGCCTTCATACTCGTTAAAGAAATCGTCAGCAATAACAGTTACATAACCGCCCTTGCCTGTTTCTTTGTAACCTTGCACCATACGCAGGGTACGGTTCATAACGTTGAATTTGCGATACACACCATTTTTGATGTTAACGTAGATAGCCATTTTGGTCCTTTGCAGTAGTTTCGTTATAGAATAATTATACAATAAATTGGATTTATTGTCAACCTAATCAAATGGCTATGAACCGGCCGGTTTTCTTGTCGCGGGGCTTGGCACGGTAGTGTTCGCGGTAGCCATCTGTGCGTGGCTGGTATACCCCAATGCTAATGCCAAACTTTTTAAAGTAATCGTAGCAATAAGAGCAGGCTACTGCAAGGTTGTCAGTAGCAAGTATTACAGGGCCTGTGTGCATACGCTTGCGAGTGTCGTCCATTAAATAGACTTCGTATTCGTATACTTTGGCTGTCTGCATGTGTTACCCGTTTTGTTTACAATACAAGTATTATACAATAAATTGGATTTATTGTCAATACCCATATTGTAAGCAGGGTTTTGTAATACTTTGGGTTACAGTTTTAAATAGCCTTTAATTGTCCATTTTTGCTTGACTGTATCGTAGTTGGGCATGTCCCACTTAACTAAACCAGCATCGATATAATTTGATTGTTTCAATTTTAGTTCTTCGATGGAAGAACCGCTGAGGTGTACAAGTCGAGTAGGCGTATTCAAAGTAGTAGTAATCCTGTAACGAAAAGAATATAGCAGATTTGATGGGCCATTTGGTCTAGTCCAAGATGTGCCCAGAACTTAGGGTTAGTAATGTCTCTATTGCCCCAGTTCATTTTCATCCAGTCGATGTGATAATGCAACACACCGTCTAAGATAGAAACAAACAGTAACAACACTGGATACTCTTTAATGAAGAATAAGAGCACCAGTGCTGTACCAAGTGCGTGTTCGAAACTGTGACTGATACCTGTTAAGTCACCATAGATACCTTTGCCTTTGACTTGAGCATCTGTTTGCAAGATAAAGTCAATGATCCAGTGCTTTAGCTGGAACAATATCAGCATACTTGCCAATACAAAAACATCGTCGATTGTCATATTTTACCATTCAACATTCTTTTGATATCTTCATAGGTATCAAACACATAAAACACCGTGTAGTTCCTATCAATCATATGATTGACATAAATTATCCTATTGGGTTGCTCTTGATCATCTGCTGGATTTTCTCGCACCGCGATAACGTATTTGGGATTCAAGAGCATCGGTGCACCGCTAGGATAAAGACTTACTTCTATCATTGTCAGTCACTACTAGAGCTGTAACTGCTGTCGCTACTAGAACTGCTGTAGCTACTGTCGCTACTAGAGCTAGAATAGCTTGAGCTGTAACTGCTACGACTAGAACTAGAATCATCCGAACTAGATGAACTAGAGCTACTGTACGAGCTAGTGTATGTTTCACGAGCAGACTCTGGTTCGGGTGCGCGATATGTTTCTGGTGCGGCTGGTGTAATTGTAGGGACTCCGTCATCCCAATTAACTGTGCCTGCAACTGTACCAGTAGGGCTGTTCATTGCTTGTTGTAAAATCATTGCAGTAAGAATATCCGGGTCATCATTGCGAGTGTATGTAGTTTGAGTAGGTGTCACCGTAGTAACAACTTGCTTAGTAGCGGGGGCCGGTGTGCTGGTGCCGCCCATGCGACTGTTCATAAACTCTTGGCGCAGACGCTTGCGTTCGCTGTGCATACGTGCAACTTCCAACTTAGCTTGACGTTCGCGTTCTTCAAGGTCTGCTTTTAGCTTGGCTTGATACTTACGCTTGGCCAATGCATACACAATAAACGAAGTTACAAGGGATGCAATAACGATAGCTACAATAATTTCAATCATCTGTTTCTCCAAAAATGTATTCACCCATACGCTTGCGAGTTGTTTCCTCGTCTTTCATCCCGCACTCGAAACAAATGCGTTCGTAGTTTTTACCATATGGTCTGCACTCATCTAGCTTGCCGCAGTAAGCGCAGACTGTTTCTGGTTCTTCTTGAATGATGCCCAGTCCGCTCATTTTACTTTCCAGTTACGTTAATGAAAGGCATTGCACCGCTCATTACGTTAGGAAGATTGCCGTCCCACTTCTTAATAGCTTCAAGCTGGACGAATGCCGCGCCGCCTTGGCTGTTAATAGCTTGTGCTTGGATAGCAATAGCTTTGGCTTCACCTTCTGCTTCTGCAATACGGCTCTTAGCTTCAATTGTGATACGTTGCAAGTCTTGTTCGGCTTTGAGCTTAGACTGTGTTGCAATCATTTTAGCGTCAATAGCGTCTTGATATGCTTTACTGAATCCAAAGTTAACCAAGCTGATGTTGCTGACAACAATGTCAAACTGATTAACCTTTGCTTGTAAACGTGCCAGGATCGCTTGGCTTACTGCTTCACGTTGCAGGATCAATTCTTCACTGGTGTATTGGCCAGTTACAGTCTTGAATGCTTCACTGATAGCTGGGCCAAGAACCTTTTCATCTACGTTCAAGCCGAACTCTTTGTAGATAGTAGGAACCATGTTAGGCTTTAGGCGGAAGTTAACAACAATGTCAGTGTGTACTTGTTGCATGTCTTTAGTGCCTGCACTCTGATTGGTCAGCGTGGCCTTCTGCAATTGTACGTTAACGTTACGCACTGAGCTAATTGGATTAACAAATGTTACGCCTTCAGGTAACGCAGATTCCAAGTTAGTTTTACCCATTGTAACTTGTACACCTACATGACCTGGGGGAACAATAGTAAATGACTCAAATGCTACAACCACTGCAACAAGTGCAATACCACCAACTAGGCCTAGTTTACTTTTCTCAAAGAGAACATAAACACCCGCGGCTAGAATCAATGCGGCAACTACCGCAACAAGAAGAATATACATGATTTTTCCTTAATAAAAGATTACAAACAAAAGCATAGCGCCCATTGAAAGCACCGTGCAAATTATACTATATCCTAGCATTTTAGTCAATGACCAACGTTCACTAAGATCTGTGTTCCTAAACGCAAACGTGCTGATTAGGAACAACACAAAGATAAAGGCAAACGTTGCCAACATCCTCATGCCATGTCTCCAAACTTAACTGTGGCACCTCCCATGGTACCTGGCATTGCCATTTTGATTGGGAGATTGTCATAGTAAGTGTCGCCAGCATCTGCAAGATATTTTAGCATAAGGTCGCCATAATCCACGACTTCATACTTCACATCGTCCCATGCCTCATAGGGATCAACTTCACGTTCCTTACATTCGTCTAGATAATATTGAATGTGGCTTACGTTGGTCCACATAAATGTTTGATCTTGTCCAGGAATGTCCATGGTAATTTGATAAACATCATACGTGCTTGGATCAAAAATGCAACTGGCGAACCCATTGCCGTCTGCATCCTTGAACTCTAGGATTTGAGCTTCTTCGCCAAAACAATTCCATAGGAATTTGTCGGCGCCACTGACTCTACCCTTGACTGCGGTAATGACATCTAGTAGTTTCATTTTAAGCCTTCTCAGGAACTTGGTCTGTTTCGATGATTACTTTAATAAAGCGGAGAGCTTTACGCTGATTGTCAAACACAAATTCGTCTTGCCCTTCGTCTGTGTTTACTACAACGATAACGCCGTTTTTGGCTTTACGTACTTCTAATGCTTCAAGCATAATATTCCTTTCGTAAGAAGTGATAGTGTATTATAGCTTAAATGATATTAAAAGTCAAGCTCAATTGGACAGGCTGGACATCATTAGTTCTTGCTCTGTCATTTGAGCAATTGGTTTGATGTAACCCAATTTGTAGTAGTACAAGATTTGGTCTGCTATATGCGGGGGAGTGTTTTGGGCTATGTCAATACTGGCCCGTGGTGTAACGGAAATGCCGTTAGAAAAGGTAAAGTTTGGGTCACCTGGTCGCAAGGTAACTGTTTTGGTTTTTGGGCTAGATATAAAATAATCCATGCCCACATTGTATAGCAGGCATAGATTAATGTCAATTATTTTAACTTGCGTGTCATTGCGACAGGCGCTTTTTTGGTTTTGGCTACACTTGTTTTGGCTAGCTCTGGTGCTAGGTCTTGTGTAACGCTACCTGTTTTGGATTTGGCCTTAGTGTTCTTTGTTCTAATTTCCTTACCATAGGTAATCTTAGGTGCAACACTTTGCGTATCAGTCCAGTTGTATAATGTACTGTTCAATTCAAAGTCGCCCCACTGTTCGCTCATTGCCTCTGGCCCTTTGATGTACGAGTAAGTAAATGTAGGCTGGTGAATGAACAAAATACCATCGTATGTTTGACCAGAATCATCTCTACTAGTTTCCATGTAATACTTGTAGGTCATCAAGAACCATTGCTTGCGGAACTCGTCTACGTCAAAGCTACCAAATTTGTCAATAGTCTTCAGTAAGTCGTTATACATGTCTGGTTCTATTTTAGGATACACATGGTTAATCATTCCTAAGAACATTTCTCTTACTTGCTTAGGTGTTGCGCCGTTCTTCTTCACAAACATTTTTAATACATTAGACAATGCATGAAGATTAGCTAAACCAAAGTGTAACGGGTTTTTGCCGTTGCCCCAACCGCCTGTAGCTTTTGATCCAGGTAACAACTGACCTAAGTAGTTGTTACCTTCTTGTCCAATAATGTTAATAAGATCTTGGTTAAATGTCTTATAGTATGAAGCACCGTCTCCGTATGTGCCTTTGCCGCCGAAGCCTTTAAGGCGTGCGCCCTGTGCTTTAACTTCAACTTCCTTGCCGTTAACTTCCATTGGGCTTGGATTGTGCAGTTTATCTTTCTTGGACATTCCTGCACCAACGTTCAAGTCACCCTTACCACGCTTGGTAATACCAGCGCCTAAGATTAGGAAGAACGCTTCACCGTCGCCCGTTGCGGCAGATGTTGTGCTCGGATATACACGCATAGTAATTAGACGCTTCTTGATAAAATCTACAACGGGATTCTTTTTAACAGTAATCAAATCGTCAATACTACCTTTGCCTTGCGTGGTAAGTTTCTTGGTATTAATAATGCCGCCGCCTGTATTAGGACGCTCGCCAGTTGTATCCAATCGCATAGCAATCGCTAACTTGTCTTCTAGTGTACCAGGAGCTTCAACAAACAAACCCACCATACGCTGGTGGTCGTCTTCACGTGGAATATCTTTTTCTTTCAATGCAGGTATGATGTATTCTTCTAACATCTTTTTGTTATAGAACGCCCATACTTGGTCAGCACGTTCCGGGTTTACTTGTTTAAGCAAACTTAGTAGTTGTAGTTCATCTGCACTGATAGCTTCGCCTACTGGTGGCTGGCCAACAGGTTCTGCCACTGGTGCAGGTGCTACGTTTGGATCAGCAGCCTGCTGTTGATCTGCTTGTGCCAGTTGTGTTAGAAACTGAACCATGCTAGCCATAACGTTTTGGCTAACTTCGCCGCCCTTAACGTCAGCGGCAATTTCTTGCAATTCTGGCTCTAGAGCCTGCAATTCTGCATCTGGCTTAGATGCTTCGTTAATAATTGTGATGTATTTTCTTAAACTCATGGAAAACCCCGTAATCAACTATTTAGTTAACCTAGGGTTGCGTCTTCCATGCCGGCCACACGTAGCTTAACAATGTTGGTAATTTGCCATTGCTTAGTGTCTAAGCCTTTGATAACGCCCAGGAACTTGTTGCGTAGCAGGGCAAACTCATTGATGAGCTTGCTTAAACTAACAACTTCTGGGTCGCCATCAACGTACCTATCTGCGTCCCTTGAACTAAGGGCACGGTTGTAATGTTCAATAAACTTCTTAAATTTGTCACTGCGTAGCTTACGCAGGTCAATGTTAAGATGCTCTAGGATAGCTTCAATATCCTGTAGCTGATTGAACCTGTGCTCAAAAATACCGGGCATTTCCCGGCTTGCAATTTCAACGTTACCACGAAGCCTGATGTCAGATTTTGCGTCTGCTATCTCAGCTTCGTAGTACTCAATGCAATTTGCTATTTGAGTTAAGTCTTGTGTGACTGTGTTAAACCAAGTCATTATTCTTCGTCATCATAGTCATCATAGTCCAGCGCATCGCTTTCGTAGGCGTCATCGTCGCCGTACTCTGCATCTGTTTCACTGTACTCATATAGCTCATTAAGAGCAGAATCCAAAGTATTGTCTTGGCCACGCATATCTGCACTGATGCTTTCTACGTCGCCAAATTCTTCTGCTGTTCTAAGCATAGATACGGCCGCTTCGAGAGCTTCTTTCTTTTGGATATACGGCTTTAGGGTAAGCCAAAGATTTACTAAAAATTCTGGATCATGCATGTTATTCTTCCTCAGTTGAAATTTCCTCGGTATTTATTGCCGGTGCATTTAAGTTTCTTAGTGTAAAGTCTGCCATAACTTTGTCAAGACTTCCATTGTCATTTCGTTCCCATGCTTTACGGAACTGCTTGATAATTTCACCATCGATAGTTGTATACACAAGGCTGTTACCTTCTTTCTTCAACAGTTCTTTGCCTTCAAACATGTCAACTAGACCGCTGTATGGGCTCATACCTGTTTCATAAGGAATCTTAACTTGTACACTTTCGAAAGGTTTGGCATAACGTGTCTTCATGATTTTACATGCACTACGAATACCTTTAACGTCCGAAACTTTATTGCCTTCTTCGTCTTCTTTCAACTTCAACTTACGCATAGCTACAACAATAGAGCTAGCATAGATAAAGCCTTGACCACCAGAGATTTTGTCATCTGGGTCAAACATATCTTGTGAAGCGTATGTGTGGTTTGTTGCAACTAGACCTAAGTTCAAGCTACCAAACATGTTAACACAATTGCGAACAAGTGCTGTCAATGCCTTAGGCTTACGACCCATGTCACCTTTCATGTCGCCTGCTTCAAACTGATTAACGTCAGTTGGAGTCAACAACATACCCAGACTGTCAAGTACAAACAAGACTTTTGGTCTATCGTTTTCTGGCAATGCTTTGTATTCTTTAACAAACTCGCTGATCATTTTAGCCACATCGTCAATCATGGCCATGTTTAGCTTTAGTAGTTTGTCTTCACTGGTATCTACACCAAGTGCATGTAGCCATGCTTCGTCCAAGGCGTTTTCTGTATCAACTAGCACAACATAGATGCCTTGCTCTTGTGCATGTCGCACCAAGTTTCCGCTGGCAATAAAACTCTTGCCTGCGCCAGATTCACCTGCCAAAACTGTAACCTTACCAAGTGGTACTCCGCGATTGAAGTCGCCGCTGATAAGATAGTTAAGAGCATAGTTACCTGTACTAATCCAGTCTGTTGGATCGTTGAAACCAATGCTAAGTCCGTCGATGGACTTTGTTAGTGTTTTGCGAAATTTACTTACGTCAAACGGTTTTGTCATTTTGTTCTTCCTTTTGCTCTTGGTCATAGACCATCATAAGCCTTGTCAACGGTTCCATTTGCCTTGCAAAATGATCAGGCATCTTATCTGTCATTAGTTCCAAATGATAATTATCTGGCCAATGACGTAACAAGCCCGATGCACGTTGACGAATTTGCTTGGGTACTCTTGGAGTCATGTGCGGACTTAATAATTCCATAAGAAACTTTTTGGTCTGCACAAGACTACGATATCGTTCGTCTGGTAGAGTCATGTGTTAAAAACAAGGGCCAGGGCCCTTGTTGTTTAGGCTTGTTTACGATTACGAATCATGCTCAGCAAGTCGTCTACACTTGGCTTACCAGCGCCGCTAGTTGTTACACTAGGAGCTTCGGCTTGTGCAGGTGCTTGTGGAGCAGCCTGTGGTGCAGGTGCTGGACGGCTTGCTACTGGAGCAGGGCTATCCTCATCCATATCATCTTGTGTACCGGTCGTACCACTGCCTGCTGAGAAGCCAGCTGGCTTGTAGAAGTTTGCCCAACGTGCTGGGTCATACAACTCGCCGTCAACACTAGCTTCGAACATTTCGTAGATAGCATTTAGCTCTTCAGCATTTGGCTTCTTAGGCATAAAGTCGTTTAGGTTGTACAAACCAAACTGAGCAATAGCGCCAAGTTCTTGTTCGTTCAAGCTACGTTCTTTACGTGCCCAGCTAGATGTGCTGTAGTCTGCGTATTGACCTTTTGTAGTCTTAGCAAGGCGGAAGTCTGTACCTTGCATGTAGTCAGTTGGAAGTTCAACCATTTCAGGATCCATCAATGCAGTCTTAATGATGTTAAAGATGCTTGAGTTAATCACGAAACGACGGATTGCATTTTCTGGAAGTGCGTCTTCCTGTAGCGGGCTGTTAACAACAAAGCCTTGGAACAAGTAACTACGCTTTTTCCAATACTTACGTGCTGTTTCTTCCATACGCTTGTCTTTGAACCATGGACGGATTGCCGCATGAACTGGGCAAGTTTCGTTCCACATTTCAACGCAAGGTACAGTAACAGTTACCTTCTTGTTTGTTTCGCCGCCCTTAATACCAGCGAACTCAATACGAATCATTTGACGCTCACGCCAAAAGAATGTGTTGCTTTCGTCTGCATCGGGTAAGAAACGGAGTGTTGCGGTGCTACCTTCTGGGATGTTCCAGAACGGATAAATTGCATTATCCATACCGCCTCGGCTGTTGCCTTTAGATTTGTTTTCTTCTTGAAGAAGTCTTGCGCGAATGTCTGCCAATGATGCCATAATTTTTCTCCTTAATGTGCCATTGTTTGCCTAGAGAGGCTTACTATATGTAAGTCTCACGATTATAACTGTCCTACTCAGTGTAAGTCAAGTTATTATTTTTGTTTGGTTAAAACAGATTCTACCGAATACTTTTGGCTTACGCCGCGTACCAAATCAAATACTGTTTCATCCAAACTACGTGTTTCCACGTGTTCAGTATTTACGCTTTTAGATTTCCTGATCAGATTTCTAATTGCGCTGTTAAATGTGTTCTTGTCTTCAACGCCCAATGTTCCATAGTGTTCAGCCGCAGAAGTGATAACGTCTTTGTGCTGTGCGTTGGTCATATGGTCGCTGATGTAACGTGCTAAGTGTTTAAGTTTAGCATCGTGATCGTCGAATGTCAAGTTAATCGGATTCTCTGGATCATGTTCGTCCAAGTTGCTGATATCAAATCGTGGTTGGCTATCAACTAAGCTAACCAAATCACGTAATGCCTTTTGGCTAGATTCTAATTGTTCGCGTTCTTTGACCATACTGTACAAGAATGGTGCCGCACTTTCAACCGCTTGGTTAACGGTGTGACGTGTAAACTTAGCTGTGATTGGACTGATGTCGTCGTCTTCGCTTAGTGTTACGGGTTGATACTTGATAGACTCAAAGTTGTTTGTACGAACTGCACGTAGGATTTCTTCGCTACGTGTGTTAGCCATTTCAACTAAGTCACTGGTTTCTTCGTTGATAAAGCCTTGTCCATTTGCGTGACGAACAAACTTACGCAAACTTGCGTATTGCTCGCATAAGCCTAAAATCATTTGGCCGCGTTCGTCGTATGGATATCCACCTTCAGCAATGTGGCGGGCCATGCTACGTGCGCCTGTTAGCCAACGCATTGGGAACTGAAAACGTTCGCCCATGGCATTTTCGATGTAGATAGATTTGATGCTACGGCTACGTGCGCCGCGGATTTCTTCGTTAACAGGCTTGCTGTGGCGAATAATTAAACGTGCATTACCTGTACTTTGGTAACTGCTACGTGTAGAGCCCGACATAGGGCTAAAACTTTCATCAACATGTTCTACGTTCATAAATGCAAAATTCTTAGGTTCTAGCTTTTTGCCAAAGTTCTTTACTGTGAACCTTAGCATGTAATGTTCTGCGGTATTTTTAACTGCGTTTTTTAGTACGTCAATTTCATCTGGATCAGCTTGGTTACTAACGCTTAGTTCCAACTGTCCTGTCTTGTCGTTAATAAAGATTAGAGAGTGTAAGTCCTCTACAAAGAATCGTACTGCTTCATTAGGGTCCAAAGTTTTTTGTGCTTCTTCGTCGCCCATAATAAATTTACGATTTGTTCCGGTTAACAAATCAAATATTCTTTTACTAACGTTTTTGTAATTGACAGTCATGCTTTTATTTATCTTATAGTACACCAATTGGCATTGGCATAATCAAGTCGGGATTGTGTCCAGATTTGTCTGTTAGGGCTTCAAATAAGCGTTCATCGTAGTTACTTAGGTACTGGATAACCCTAGTTGCCAGCAATAATGCACTGACCAAGTCGTCAGTTTCGCCTTCTTTAGCTTCAAAGCTAACGCCTTTAGCCACAAACGTTTTAAGCTCACGCACCAAGTTCTTACTCTTGGGCACCAATTTGTCGCTTTCAATCCATTGCTTTAACTTAGCGCAGGCTGCAATCTTACTCTTATTAGTAGTTGTAAATCCTCTGCGTTTATTACCAGGCTCACTGACAAATGAGCCAGCGATGTTTTCTTCACCGAACTCACTGATAGCCATTAGAGCCGCTTCCCCTAGTGTGTTGTTTTCCACGCTCCAGAATAGCTCAGATTTTTTACTGCCTTTTTTAACTTCGTGATCTATGTAAGCCAGTATGCTTTGTACAATACGCAACTGTCCACGAATGTCTGTTTTGTTGTGTTGCCATTCTGCAATCTGCATCATGCTAGGCAGTTCTACAACTTGAATAGCGGCATTGTCTCCGCCTGTACCCAAGCTAGGATCCCATCCTAATATGTAACTGCTGTTAGGATCAACATGTTTATAGTATCGAACTTGTCCTGCTTTAAGCAATGGATCTTCGCCGTGCATTGTAAACAATTTAAGACTGTTAATCAATGTTTCGTCGTATACAACGAACTCGCATAAGTGTTCGCGACGGAAACGTTCTTCGCCAATTTTATTACGTTCAGCATCTGCCCATACTTGGTCACGTTCTGGGTGTGCGTCCCATATAAACTTAATGCTCTTAAATCCGTTAACACCAATGCCTGTATCGTTACCATACTCGTCTGTGGTCTTACATGCTTGACGCCAAATTTGTGCAAACTGGTCGTCGTCTTGGTTAGGTGTGCTAGTAATAATACACTTACCACCTGTACTCAATGTAGGACTCAATGATGTCCAGAACTCGCTGGCAATACGTGGTGGAACGAAAGCAAATTCGTCTAAGTAAACTAATGTCAAGGACATACCACGACCAGTGTTTTCTGTTGTTGTGGCGCTAACAATACGTGACCCGTTATCAAATTCAATGCTACCCTTGTTATAGCTAGTAACACCTGCACGTAAGAAGTTTGGTAAACTTTCATACATGAAACGAATACGTTGCATAATTTCCTGGGAACCAGTATGCTTGTGCGCGGCAATAAGAATAGTACTGTCAGGCTTGAACATGGCAAACCATAGCAAGTATCCGCCAGCGCAAGTAGACTTACCCATCTGACGTCCTAGCATGTTAATACTATAACGGTTTTCGTGATAGCATTTTAACAAGTCTATTTGATAGTCGAACAAGTCGAACTTAACACGGCCTTTAGTAGGGTGCTGAATGTATGCGTGGGTTGTTAAGAAATAAACAGGATCGTCTGCACATTTAACAAGTTCTTCAATTTGCTCATGTGTGTACTGTTCTTGCTGATAAGGTTTCTTAACTAATATATTTTCATTG